AACCGCCTGGTGAGCGATCTGGCGGCTAACAAGAGTTGAAACGCGGGGGGCGGCACGCCGCGCGCCCCCGCCCCCGCCCGGCCCCCCCCCCGGCGCGGGGCGAACCGCGGCAACTGGCCTCCCCTCCAGTTCCGCACCCGCGCCGGCCGGGAAATGCCGGCACCTCATCCCCAAGGACAGACCCATGACCGCCCACGCTCCAGAACTGAAAAAGCTGCTGACTGCGGCGTCGCATTTCACCCCTGAAGGCGCCTTCATCGCCGGCGGCGCGCTCACCAGCGTGTTCACCGGCCAGGCAATCAACGATGTCGATCTCTACTTTAAGACGAAGGACGCGTTCATCGAGGCTGTCCGGGCTGCATATGACGATGGCCTGTGGTGCGTTGCCGCTACCGATCGCGCAATCACCTTCACCCGCGGCAGCGACGTTATCCAGCTGATGCATTTCGACTTCTTCGAGACTGCGGAAGCCGTTTTTGATGCCTTCGACTTCACCGTTTGCATGGCGGCCTACGACATCGATGCCGAAGCCTTCACGTTCCACCCAGAGTTCTTCAAGCACGCGAGCCAGCGGCACCTCAGCTTCCACAGCGGCACCCGCTATCCCTTCGGCTCGCTGCTGCGGACCATCAAGTATCGCGAGCGCGGCTACAAGTTCGGCAAAGGCGACCTTCTGCGAATTGCCCTGTGCTGCCACCAGGTGCCGCTGGAATCGTGGGATGACCTTGCTGCAGCCATCGGCGGTCAGTACGGCGAGCGCGTCGCCATCGACACCGATCACCCTTTCTCTATCGCTGCTGCAATCGACCTTCTCGTCAACACCGAAGTGACCGTCCCCACTGCTCCCGAAGAAATGCCGGGTAGCGCGGATGAGTTGTTGGTGAAGGTTGGCGTGCTTCCGGGCAATGCGCTCGCAGCCTGACCCAGATAGCACCCCGCGCGTAGGGCGCGATCGAGCCCCGTGTGGCCCCGGCGAAAACGGGGCACCTATTCCCACCGCGCCGGCAACGCCGGCAGGAGCTATCGATGAACGCTGTAGTCGCAGCCGCACCCGAAAACTACCCGCAGCCCCGGAATGAGGGCGCGACCATCCTTTCCGTCATCTCGCGCGCAGCGGCAGACCCGAACTGCGACATCGAGAAGATGGAGCGCCTGATGCAGATGCACGAGCGCATCCAGGAGCGTCAGGCTGCCGCCGACTTCGCCGCAGACCTGGCCGAGATGCAGGATGCCCTGCCCAGCATCGGCGAGCGCGGCAATGCCGCGGGGCGCTACACCTACGCCCTGTGGGAGGACATCAACGCCGCGATCAAGCCGATCATGAAGCAGTTCGGCTTTGCCCTCTCATTCCGCACCGACTTCTCCGACGGTATTGCCGTCACCGGGGTCTTGTCGCACAAGGGCGGCCACCGGGAGGAAACCACGATCAAGCTGCCCGCCGACGCGAGCGGCAACAAGAACGCGGTGCAGGCGGTGGCCTCCAGCGTGAGCTACGGCAAGCGGTACACCGCCGGCGCGCTGCTCAACCTCACCAGCCACGGCGAGGACGACGACGCCTTCACCGCCTCCACCGGCTTCGACATCACCAGCTGGGCGGACGCGATCAAGGACGCCCTGGACAAGGATGACCTGGATCGGATCGCCGCGGACCTGCGCACCAAGACCGGCATCCCTAGTCCGGCCATGCGCCAGATCCGCGCCCTGTGGGCCGCCCGGGCGAAAGAGGTCAAGGCATGAAGGCGATCGATCGTCTTCTGGCCAAGACCGATCGGTCAGGGGAATGCTGGCTCTGGACAGGCGCCGTCAATCGCGGAGCCGGGGGCTACGGCTGGTTCGCCATGCAAGGCGGACAAACCCTCGCGCATCGCGCGTCGTGGTTACTGCACAACGGGCCAATCGCGCCCGGACTGCATGTCCTGCATCGATGCGATGTCCGCCTCTGCGTGAACCCGGCACACCTTTTCCTCGGGACCAACGCAGACAACGTGGCGGACAAGGTGGCAAAGGGACGCACGGCACGCGGGGAGAGTCACGCGACCCGCCTAGCGCCCAGTGACATCCGCGAAATTCGTGCGGCTACCGGAACGATCCGTCAGATCGGCGCTCGGTTCGGGGTCGCTTATTCCCACGTCGCCCGCATTAGGCGGGGCGAAATTTGGAGGAGCGTGTCTTGAAAGCGAACGTGGCTCAGGAATCGGCCGACTGGATGCTGGCGCGCTGCGGCATGTTCACGGCATCGCGCGCCGCCGACCTAATGGCGCGCACGAAGTCCGGCCCGAGTGCATCGCGGGCCAACCTGCTCGCGCTGCTGGCCGTTGAGCGCCTGACCGGCCAACCGGTGGAGACCTACCGCAACTCGGCGATGGACCGCGGCATTGAACTTGAGGCCGAGGCGCGGGACGCCTACAGCTTCATCACTGGCCGCGCCGTCGAGGAAGCCGGTTTCGTGCTGTGCAGCGAGCTGCCGAACACCGGCTGCAGCCCCGATGGGTTTGTCGGCGATGGCCTGGTCGAGATCAAGTGCCCCGCGAGCATGCAGAAGCACTTGGACGCCCTGCGCGCCGGCGCCCACGCTGCCGAATATCGCTGGCAACTGAAGCACCAGATGCTGGTCACCGGCTCGCCTTGGGTTGATGCCGTGA